ACCCATTTATGCTATATTCTTTATACTATAATAGGAGAAAAAAAAAGTATATAATTTAATTTGAATAAGCTAAACCACCCATACCTGAAAGAATACGGAGGACATTATAATTAACAGCATATATATTTATACTACCAGAAATAGATGTAACTCCTTTTGGAGTTACAGCTAAAGTAGCAGTGTCTATACGAGACATATTTAGAGTTCCTGAAGGTTGATGTTCTTCTGGTTTTAATGCAAAAGAATAAACATTAATGCCACGATTGAGAGGAATATTAGTATGATGTTGATATGGTTGGACAAGATTGAAATAATTACCTTTGCGAATACTGAAGCGATCTTGACCATTTAATTGTAATAGACAAGTTTCAAATGGATTTACATTTTTAGTATATATTCTTGCATCTTGTGAAATATCATATGGTTCAATATTATCAATTAAAAATCTATTTTCATATCCTGCAGCAACAGCAGCGGTACTTATATTTGAAGATACAAGATTGCTATTAGAAGAATAATTAAAATTAACATCATTTGGATATCCAAATGCAGTTTCTTCTGTTGCTAATAAATTTGAAGTTGGTAATCCAGTAGTTAAATCAGGTATAGTATAATTATACCAATATGAATTATAAGAGCTCATTTTAGCAACCCATACTAATTCCTTGCAAGGATGATTGAAACTTAACTTGATACGAGATCCAGATGGATTTAATGTTTCTTGTCCAGTAAATTGAAGTTGTTCAATTAGATATTCATGAGATAGTTGAGCGAATTTACGGCGTTCATCAGTATCTAAGAATATATAATCAACCCATAAATTCGGGCTTAATAAATTCTTTCCTGCTTCATTTGCCTCAGTTCCATTTATAGTAGAACCTAGTCTATATGTGCAATTTGCAAAAGTTTCAAAATCGATCTTTAGTTTGACTTCATGATATTGAAGAGCTATTAGAGGTAGAGCAAGACCAATATTGCGACAAAACCAGAATTCAAGAGGAATATATAAAGTAGTTGATACATTTCCTTCCTTTCCATCAGTATTAGTTGAATTATAACCATTATTTAATATATCACGATCAGCACCAACCATAGTTTCCCACGCAAAACGCTTACCAATTGGAAGAGATAATTCATTCCAAATATAAAGCCAATCGGAATAATGTTTATCTATTTGTTGTCCTCCAATTTCAATTGAAACTGCTTTTAATAAGCGGAGACCTAAATAATTAACATATGAATAGGTTCCTGGAGCAGTTAATGCGGGTATTCCTACTTCTAAATATGTGCGATGGATTAAATCGCCATTTCGTGATATTTGGCAAGAAACGGAATTTCCAAAATTTGCAAGACCGCTAAAAGTTTGTTGTATTGCTTCCATAGCAAAATTAGTATGTCGGCGATAAACAACTTTGAAAAAAGTAATTTGGGGATTACCAGTTAAATAAACATCCTGAGCACCATAAGCAACAAGTTGAAGAAGACCACCACCCATTTATGCTATATTCTTTATACTATAATAGGAGAAAAAAAATAATCCGTAAAATATATAAAAGCATAGTCTATTTTTTTTATTATTGTAATATGTTTAAAGACAAAACATCTAAAAAGAGATTTCAAAATATTGATATAACAAGAGATTTATCAACATTGGATGCAATGCATAATAAAATTATTAGTAATTATAACCAAAAAATAATAGATGATCAAAATTATATTGAGAAAATAAATAAATTAGAAATAAATTATAAAAATATAAATGATGAAATTATAAAATATTATAATAGCAATATTAAAAATGATCAATTATATTCTAATTTATGGAATAGTAATATTCAAATCAGGGAAGAATTGAAAAATATTCAAAATGAAATTAAAAATATTAATTATTTTGATGAGATTGAATATTATGAAAATACAAGTTCTATTTTATTTAATTATTATGAGATGATTGAAAAACAATCTCTTATTTCTTCTAATAAATATAAAACAAAATCTATTTTAGATTCGTTCAATGTCAATAAAGAAGAAAATAAAATTGAAGAGGAGGATTTGAAAACAGTTGAAAAAAGCGATTTAGTTGATCAATATTTATCTATTACAAATAAATATCATATCAAGAAAACGAATAATGATAATACTGAGATTTGCACGAAATGTAATATTCCTTTAATTTGTTTGCAACAAGATGCTATAATGATTTGTAGTAATTGTGGATATCAGGAATTGCTTTTAGTGGAACAGAACAGACCAATATTAAAACAAAATAATAAAGATACATCTCATTTCAGTTATAAAAGGATAAATCATTTTAGGGAGTGGTGCAATCAAGTGCAAGGAAAAGAAAGCACGGATATTCCAAATGATGTATTTGAAAAGATTTTGAATGAGATAAAAAAAGAGAAAATAATGGATACAAAGATAATAACATATTCAAAAATGAGGGAAATTTTGAAGAGATTAAGAATTAATAAATATTATGAACATATCAATTATATTATCAATAGAATTAATGGAATTCCTACACCTCAATTTTCAACAGAATTGGAAGAAAAATTATGTTCGATGTTTAGAGACATTCAAGGACCGTTTTTAAAACATTGTCCAAAAGATAGAAAAAACTTTTTATCCTATAGTTATGTTTTATATAAGTTCTTTCAAATATTAGGACTTAATGAATATCTAAAATTCTTCCCATTGTTAAAAAGCAGAGAAAAATTGTATATTCAAGACCAAATATGGAAAAAAATATGTGAAGAATTAAATTATAAAATTATTCCATCCCTCTAAACACCAAAGCCTATTAGGCGGAAACCAGCACCAAGTCCGACACCTTGGCGAGTTCCAGCAGCTATAGACGGAGAAACTATATCAAAGATAGAGAATAAACAAGCTGCGGTTAATGCTATCATCCATATTTCACTGAAGCGTAATTTATGTTCTGGTAGAATATATGCAGCTAGCGCAACAACCATCGCTTCTATAGCATATTTTAATAAACGCATAATTGCCTCCCATATGTCAAAACTATAAGTTGGCTGATTCATACTATTATAATAATAACATTTTTTATTTTTAATAAAAATAAAATTATATAAGAAAATTTTTATTTTATTATATATATATAAAATGGAAGATGTATTAGTTACAACAAAAGATAGAGATTATCTTGATGAAGATAAGCCAATTAAGGGTCAGAATTATTGTCTAGTATCTTTTCTAAGTCCAGAAGATGTTCTTAAGGAAAAAGAGGTTTATTATTTTTCACGATTTCTTGATCGATTTGGAAAGGATATGACAACACTTCTTGATGGACTTCAAAATAAATATCCTGATTCTGCCGATCTTATCAATACTATTCGAACAAATCATGCTTATATATTTGATGCTAAAGAGCTTGACGAACAATATAAATTTTTCAAAAATACCAATAGTGGAGAAATTGAAACTGATTTCCATAGAGAAAATAATTTCAGAACATCAATGAGAGGAATTAAAATCCGTGGTGTTTTTGATAGTGTTGATGAAGCCAAGAACCGTAGTGAATTTATCAAAAGATATGATAATAAGTTTGATATTTATATTTGCCAGGTTGGTTGCTGGTGTCCATGGTCTCCAAATCCCAATGATTTGAATGAACAAGAATTTTCAGAAACTCAACTAAATACTTTAATGAAGCAATACAAGCAAAATATGGATAGTAAAGATGAAGTTTTTGAACAACGAAAGGCTGATATGATTTCAAAAGCTAAGGTTAATAATGTTGCTGATGATCTAGCTAATCAATCTGACCCATGGTTAGCTAATAAGACTGTTAAGGAAGAGACAACAGAAGAGACTGCTACTCCAGAAGCTACTCCAGAAGCTACTCCAGAAGCTACTATTGAAAGAACTCTAAGTGATTAAGTTATTTCTTTATTTTTATATTTTCATTTAATAAAAATGAAATCTATAGCATTATTTATGTTATTTGTAGGGTCATTATTAATAATTAAAAGTTATTATGAAAGTAAATATATAAAACAGGCAGAACCAAAAACATTAATAAAATATTTGCCAATTTCACAATATGAGGAAGTAATGACAGATGAACAATCATTGGCTGACTTTTATAAAGGAATGTTTGAACAGACACAGCCAAATACATATGATTATAAAAAATATATAATTAGTAGTAGTGCTAATAATAATAATGTCAATCCTTGAAATTGGATATTTATTAATAGATAATATCAACTCAAAAACTGATATAAATAAGATAAAATTGATGAGTTCTGTGGGTAATTATAAAAAAGAAATTGAAAATAATAAAAAAATAGAATTAGAATTGAAAAACAAATATATGAATTTATATGAAAATAAGAGAATTAGAAATAAAGTTATATATGATAAATACATAAATGAAAATAAATTATTATTCAATAAATGGAAGAAAAATAATAAACCAAAGGATTTATATGAATATATATCACATAGAAAACCAGATTTAGAAGAAGTTGAAGATATATACACATTAAAATAAATCTTCTCCACTAAAATATAAAAATCCCATAATATAATTTAAAAAATTTATGATTACTGCAAACATTTCACCAATTTTATTGAATATATTTACTATATATAAATAAACATAATACGGAAATTTGAGTATCATCCATAAAATTTCAAATAAACTTAATATTATAGCTATCATAGGAATAAATATAGTAACAAGAATTCGATTATAAGAAATTTTGAATATAGCACAATAAATAGCAGCAACAATTAAAATAAATATTAAAATTCCAATGATCGGAACTAATATTTCTGCTAATTTCCGAAATATTTCTTTTATCATTTCTTCTAATTTATTTAATTATATAAATTAGAATAATTAATGAAATCTTTCAGATTTAATATTTTTGCGTTTATTATTGCTTTTTCTATTGGTATTTTATATGTTTATATTTCAACTCCTAAGCCTGTTGTAATTATCAAATATCCAACTCCATATAATGCAAATAAAATTGTTTATAGAAATCCAAATTCAGAGATGTGTTATAAATATGAAGTCGAAGAAGTTAAATGTTCTCAAAATACAATTGAACAACCTATTATATAAATAATATAACTTTAAAATAGATATGAAAACCCAATATATAATTGATCGTTTGTTTTATAATGAATATGGTCAAATATTTATTAGTGCTCTGTTTGGTTTATCTTTAGCTTTATTATTTCATCGTGTATGTAAAGATAATTGCACTCTTTATGTTGCACCAAATCATGATGAAATTCAAAATAATATTTTTAAATTAGATAATAGTTGTTTTCGTTATAAGAAAGTTGCGGCAAAATGTAATAAAGACGCTCTAGAAAATAATGATGGAAGTTATAAACCATCTAATCAAATTCAACAACCTTCAATAATGGATAAACTATTTGCGTAAGAATGATTATTATATATATAAATTATAATAATATAAAAACAAGATGGCAACAATCGGAAAACCTAGTAATAATATTATGATTACTTCTATTGATAATATACCAGTAAAACAAAATGGAGATGCAGCAATAACTGATGACATGAATGATGATCCTATTGTCCGCGATGTTTTAAGTGAATTTGAAAAAGAACTCGCCTTAACAACTAAAAACAATTATCAAATTAATTATGATCAACAACAACCGCAACAGCAACAACCTCAACAACAACCTCAACAGCAACTACAGCAACCTCAATTTCAACCACAACCTCAGCAACAACAACCAAAAATAATAAAAAAACAAGATTTTCATATAGATAATGAGATTGTTGTTAAGGTTTTTATTATTTGTATAATTGTTGCATTAGTTACGAACCCTTTTATTTATTCTACTATTTTAAGCAAAGTTCCAGAGAATATATCATTGATTTTAGATAATTATAATTATTTTATAAAATTGATATTAATATTTATAATATTATATTTACTCATCTTTTATAAATGCGTATAGGTATTATGAGAATTGTCAAATGCTTCAAAATGAGTATTATCAGAATTTAAGCCTTGAATGCCATAAGAGTTTTTATCTTGTTTAATTTCAGTATTATAGCTAGTTTCATCATAAATATTATTTTGTGCTGCTTTTAATAATTCATTTGAAATATATGGAATTAGTTTGCTATTATCATTTTTATTTTCTTGAACATAATGATCAGGAATTTCAGGCTGATTTGAATACTCTTTTGGTTTAGTATCTCCAGAAAAGAATTTAAATAATGATGCCATTGGTGAATTTTCAGTGGTGCTGGTAGTTGTATATGGAGCTGGAGAAGATGAAAAATTTGAATTATTATCAAATGAAAGTCCTAAAGGATATGAAGCTGATGATGTAAATGCCTCTTTTTTCTTTTCTTCAGATGGTTTTTTATTTAATTTGCGTTGATAAAATTTAAAATAAATTATTAAAAATATTAGTCCAGTTAAAAATCCTATTATTTCATCAACAGTTAAAATTAAAAATAATATGACAATTGCTATAAACAATTGATTTATGGGGGTGCTTATAATTATGGGCAATTCAAAATCAACTATAATTACGAAAATTAAAATTATAACTAATAATACTCTTATTATATCTTTCAACATCTATTTATAAATTACATATAAAAAATAAATTATAATGAATAATGTTGAAAAAATATGAGTTTAATAACATCTCTGACAAATAGAGGTTATGTGATTAATAAAACTGAAGATAATAAAGAAGCTATCAATAAAATTAAAACAGAACTTTTAATTTCTCCAAAATCTTTTAATAATTCTTTCGCAGTTATTAAAGAATATCCTATATATCTCGAAAGCGACACGAAATTATATATTCCGAAGTGTTATGGAATTGAAAAATTTGGTTATCCATCAAAAGATAATCTCAGTTTTGGCGTTGATTGTCCAAATCTAGTTTTTAATGGTAAATTGAGAGATATTCAACAGGCTCAGATTGATGCATATATTGATAGCGTTATTAATAAAAAGAAGCTTGGGGGGATTATAAGCGTTCCATGTGGATTTGGTAAAACAATTATGGCTATTTATGTTGCCTGTTATTTTAAAAAGAAGACATTATTTATTTCTCATAAAGATTTCTTAAACGAACAATTTATTAATAGTATTAAATTATTTGTTCCAAATGCCAGAATTGGAAAGATTAAGCAAAGTAAAGTTGATGTCGAGGATAAAGATATTGTAATTGCAACTTTGCAATCATTGGCATTGAGAGATTATGATAATAAGATTTTTAATGAATTTGGATTAGTTATTATTGATGAATGTCATCATATAGCTTCAGAAGTATTTTCAAAAGCCTTTCGAAAAATGAATATTCGTATTACTTTAGGTTTATCGGCTACTTTAAATAGAAAAGATGGATTAAGAAGGGTTTTTGAATGGTATTTGGGGAAATCAGTTTATAAAATTAAAATTGATAATGAAGATTGTAATATGATTGTTAATCTTCATAAATATTTTGTCTATGATCTAGATTATAGTCATGTTAAAATGATGTATAATGGAACCCCTAATATCGTAAGTATGATTAATAATATTTGCAATTTTATGCCTAGAACAAGATTTATTATTAAATTATTAAAAGATGTTCTTGAAAAAGAACCGGAAAGAAAGATTTTAATTTTATCAGAAAGAAAAAATCAATTAAAAGAATTAGAACAATTCATTAAAAATGAAGAGATTGCATCATATGGTTATTATATTGGAGGAATGAAAATGAGTGATTTAGATATTTCAGCAACGAAACAGATTATTTTAGCCACTTATCAAATGAGTAGCGAAGGATTAAATATTCCTACTTTAAATACAGTCATTTTAGCCAGTCCTATTGGAGATATTCAACAATCTGTTGGAAGAATATTGAGAGAAAAAAAATCAGAAAGAAAATATATTCCATTGTGTATTGATATTTATGATAATTTTTCTTTATTCAAATTCAAAGGAAATAAAAGAATTAATTATTATAAAAATAATGGCTATAAAATCAATACTTATATTGATGAAGAATTGGTTGTAAGTGAAGAAGAACCATCAGAAAAAGGAGGAAAATGTGCATTTATTGAAGATGATGATTAGGGTTGTCATTATCATTCTTCTTCATTAATTGTTTGAATATTAATTTGATTGTCTATGATATCTAAATATTGATAATTTTTTTTTCCGAATGCTCGTGAAATACCAGTATCGCAATACCAAATTTGATTATCTCTGATTATAATTTTATCAGAACAAGTATGACCTAAGAACATATAAGTTAAATCGAGTTCTTTAAATAAAATTGCTGTTTCTTCTTTATTATTTTCTATTCTATTCCATAAAATACCATTAGAGCCAATGATGATATTATCGACAAGTTCTTTATCTTCTAAATTTATCTTTTCATTTTCCAAATAATTTTTCCAGATTTGATTAATATATTTTAAATCTTTATTATGTTTTTTTAGAAGATTAAGATGTGTCATATTAAAACGGGCATGACAAAATAATAAGTCTCCTATTTTAAAAACTAATGGTCTTTTTGCTAATATCATTGCGAGAGATCCTTTTGGTTTAAATAAATTAGCCCTTAAATCGGATGTGCTATTTTGAGAAACATAAGAAAAATCGCCAATAATATTCATAAGCTCATGATTTCCTATTAAAGATATACAATAACCACCTTTTACTCTGGCAATCATATTTAAATTTTCTGTGAAATAGATCATTTCATAATCTTTTAATTTCTCCCAATTTTCAGTAGTCATACGATTTAAGCTGTCAATTTGATCTCCTAATTGGACAATAATAGTTTCAGGTGGTTCAGCAATCCATTCTAGATTATTATTAATAACATTGGCATGAATGAGAATGTTTTTAAATCGTCTAACATCTCCATGCATATCACCAATAATTATAATTCTCTTATGAGACGGTAATTCATTTAAATAATCTAAATACATTCACTTTTAAATATAATTATTGATATAAAGATTTATTTTATATATCTTTTAATGATTTCAATCATTCTATTATTTTTTCTTTCAACAATTCAAGGATTTATTCTGCCTCAATTTGTTAGAGAATGGCACCCAATAGGAATTGAAAATAACATTGACAGAAGCAAACCATATGTATTTAATATTGGAAAATTACCGATGGTTTTATGGTATGATAATAATGATCCGATTTCAACTTTAAATATTTGCAAACATCTAGGGGCAAATTTAGATAATGCTATTATTAATAATGGTTGTTTGCATTGTGCAAATCATTTGACTGGATATAATCAAACCGATGCATTAGGGAAGGTTATTTCTAAAAATGGGTTGCTTTGGTGGAGTTTTAAGAGTTATAATAAAAATCCACCATCCAATTTTAAGAAAGAAGAAAAAAAACTAGATATTCATCATATTGATATTAATGTAAATTTATTGAATGTTATTTTAGAATTTATTCATAGTAATAATAAAATTAAGGCAATTGGGAGAAATAATAAATTTCTATTTCACGAAAAGTTGTTTAATGCAGAGCATAGATTTTATTATAAATATCCTTATTATTTGAAAGGATCAATTAATAAAAAAATTAATTATACTATAAACTTCTTACCATTAGAGGAAAATAAAACAAGACTATTTATAAGTATTGCAAATAATATTGATGCTAAAGTATTTATGAATTATTTTCTAAATGCAAAATTGAACAATCTTAATAACTATAATTTAAATAGTAATTTGAAATATATGATTATGTTAAAAGAAAATAATGATTTTATCAAAAAGGTTTATTTATTATTTGATAAATATTCATTTCCAAATGAATTCACGATTTCATGTTTTTATAAGTATCGACAATTTTATTAAAAAAATCTTATTTTTGTAAAACGGCTACAAATAACCCGTTATCAATTTTATTTAAAAAATGAATTTAATAATATAAATTAAATTAAATGGATTTATCAAAACTATCAAAAAAAGAATTATTATCAAAATGTGAAGAATTAGGAATTGCAAAATGCAAATCCAAAAATAAAACCGAACTTATTAAATTGATTAGTTCTATTGATGGTAATGATGGTAATGATGGTAATGATGATAATGATGGTAATGATGGTAATGATGGTAATGATGATAATGATGGTAATGATGGTAATGATGATGATATTATCATATTAAATGCAGATTGTATGATTGAATTGGATAAGATTGCTGATAATACTATTGATTGTGTTATTACGGATCCGCCATATTTTATAGATAAGCTTAATGATAAATGGTCACCTGCTGATATTAAAGATGATGTTAAGAATAGTCATATAAAACATTTGCCGAAAGGGATGAAATTTGATAAATCTCAAGTTAAGAATTTATTTGATTATTATTTGAAATTATCGAATTTATTATTTAAAAAAATGAAACCAGGAGCTTATTTTCTGTCGTTTTCATCGCCTCGCCTTTATCATGCAATTGCTATGAGTTGTGAAATTGCAGGATTTGAAATTAGAGATATGATAAATTGGACTTATACGCAAACAATGCCGAAAGGAATGTCAATTTCACATATCATCGAGAAAATGAAGATATCAGAAGAAGAAAAAAGAAAATTAATTGATGAATATAAAGATTTTAAGACACCTCAGATTAAATCATGCTTTGAACCTATTTGTGTAGCAATGAAACCAATTGGAAAATTAACATTTATTCAAAATGAATTAAATTTCAAAACTGGTTTATTAGATTTCTCACAAAAAGTAGGAATAGATACTGATAGAGTTCCAGCGAATATAATAACAACTGAAGAATATAATGAAGTTTATGATAAAAATTTCTTAATTTCTAAACCTACGAAAACAGAAAAAGGACAAAATAATAGTCATATCACAGTTAAACCAATGACATTAATCGAACATTTAATAAAATTATTCAGCAAAAAAGGAGCATTAATTGTAGATCCATTTTTAGGAAGTGGAACAACTGCATTAGCCTGTAAAAATACAGAAAGAAGATGTATTGGAATTGAAATAAATCCTGAATATTATAATATTAGTTTAGAAAGATATTCAAATAATTCTTTATAAGACAGAATTTGTTCTTTAGTTAGAATAAGCTCTTTTTTCTCAATCATTGTTTCTAATTTATTAGGTAATGGAATTTTTGTTAATGTATCTATGAAAATATAATTATCTCTATATTTTCCCTGAATTGGTGGTTGTAATATTAAATTTTCATTTGAACTATCAATTGAACCCGGATTTTTATGCCCCAATTGCCATAAAGAATTGGGAACATCAATATAATCAGCTTTTATTGTTGATTTAATTTTATCAATTTCATTATTTTTTTCTTCTTCTGTTCCATCAAACTTAAAATTCTTTCTCATTTTATGTTTATTTGAAATAGAATAAGGATAAATAATATATAATTTTCCTCTTTCTATTCCACTACTTGTTTTAATTCCCCATTGACTTTGTTTATTAAATAATTGAATACTATCTTTTGTTTTGATGTGAAATTTTTTTACAAACTTATCGCAAGTATCTCTATCCCAATATTTATTTTTATTTTCAAGCATAACAGAAAGAGCTATTCCATTTTTGGTTGTTATATTTGGAGCTTTCAATTCATTCATCTCACAAAATTCATTAAATTCATCTGGATATTTTAGAGGTAATTCAGTTATTTTATTAACATCAATCAATTCCATTTTTTTGATTTAATCTTAAATTTAAAGATTTTTAAGTCATTTTTTATATTTAAACTTTAATTGGGAATAGTTTATAATGAAGTTATTAATATTTGGTTCTAAAGGTTGGATTGGATCTATGTTTATTAATTATTTAAAATCCAATGATATCAACTTAATAGAAACAAATGCGAGGGCTGATAATGAAGCTTTTGTAAATGACATTATTTTATTACATTCTCCTTCTCATATTATTAGTTTTATTGGTAGAACTTATGGGGAAAATTGTAATACTATTGATTATTTAGAGCAAGATGGGAAATTGGTTGATAATGTTAGAGATAATTTATTTGCTCCAGTTGTCTTATCTATGTTAGCCCAAAAACATAACATTCATTATACTTATCTTGGAACTGGCTGCATTTTTAACAATGATACGAATGAAGAAAATCATTATATTTATGATGAAAATGACAATGCTGATTTTTATGGTTCATCTTATTCAATTGTTAAAGGTTTTACAGATCGATTAATAAAATTAAATACGAATGCTCTAAATTTGAGAATAAGGATGCCAATTGTTAATTATAATCATTCTAGAAATTTTATTACAAAGATTTTAAATTATAATAAAATCTGTTCAGTTCCTAACAGTATGACAGTATTGGATTGTTTTTTCCCTGCTATTTTAGATATGATCAAGAATAAAACAACGGGAACTTTTAATGTTGTCAATCCTGGGATCATATCACATAATGAAATTTTAGAAATGTATAAAGAAATTATTGATCCTTCATTTACCTGGGAAAATTTCACAATTGAAGAACAAAATAAAATCCTAAAATCAAAAAGATCAAATAATCATATGGATACAAATAAGATAATTGCATTATATCCAGATATTCCAGATATTAAAACAGCCATTCGAAATTGTTTGATCAATATGAAAGAAAAATAAAAGAAAAGATTATTTTTTAAATTTGGAAATTAAACCTAATGTAATTGTATAAAAAAACAATACACCAATATATATTATTGATGAATATATAAATGCTTGTGTATAATATATATTGCAATAAATTGATAATAAATATGAATATAAACTGTTAGTAATAATAATATTAGCAATCATATTAATATTTTTTTCTACATTGTTATCAAGTTTCATTTTTATAAGATTGTTATTGCGATAGCGATTTACTTTAACTGGCAATTTATTTATATGAGATGCTGTTGGCATTGGCATTATAAATGCAGAAGCAATATTTATAAATAATAGAAATTTTGATAATGAAATAAATGATACCATTTGATTTAATTCATATCATTATCTATTTTTTATATCCAAACATTATTCTGGAGTGTCATCTTTAAGCTTTGATATTAAAAATAATGTAAGATTATATAATACAAATGAATATATAAATGATTGTGGATAATATATATTCCAACATTTTGACAATAAATATGAATATGTAGTCATACCAATAATATCAATACCTACCTTTACATTATTATCAAGTTTCATTTTTATATTATTATTGTTATAATGATAATGATTTACTTTAACTGGTAATTTATTTATATGAGATGCTGATGGTAATGGCATTATAAATGCAGAGGCAATATTTATAAATAACAAAAATTTTGATAATGAAATAAATGATACCATTTGATTTAATTTATATCATTTGTCTATTTTTATATCCAAAAAGACTTAAGGATATTTTGGGAGTGTCTTTAAATGAATTTGATAGGTGGAATAATAGGAATATTATAAATATCAGCCATTCCAGATATCAACAATTTTATATAATCATATTCATCATAGATAGATATTATAGGAAAATCAATAAACACTTTTTCAATAAAATAATAATTTTCAATAGATACCCAATCAATATAATTATTAAAATAATCTGGAATATTGTTTGTTAAATTATGTTTAATCATTCTAGTTCCTTTTGTTCTATCCAATTCATAATTAATATTTGATGAATAGGCATAAAAATAACCGTAATAATTATCATATGATGCGAAAGAATTATAATTATAATAAGGATGATTGTAATAATTTATATCATAAACATAATTTAATATTTCTTTAATATTATTTTTATTTAGATAAAAACGACAATTTGATGGATTTCCATAACACGAATTTGTATAATATGATTTACCAAATGAATAATGATTATTTATTGTAGGTTTATTATTCAAAGTTCTTGAAGGAATATTGCACATAAATTTATACGAATGTTTATTATAAATTTCATCAGGATTTGAATTATTTATAATTATTTTATTTTTAACAAGAAATTCTGTATATTTATAGTCAATATCGATAGTATTTCCATAATAGTCTTTACGGTCATATTTATATTTATAATATAAATAATATGTATCATTTTCATAATTTTCATAATATTTATCCAAATATCTATAATCATTAAGCTTATCTGAAAATTCATTTAAGCTTTGTTGAAAATATCTAGATTTATTATT